TCAAGACGTTATCAATGATACGAATAACACAGCCATGACAAACATCCCGTTTGTTAACATGAATCGTTATTTGAACTTTGGTACTGTCTCTAGTGGTGTACCTTTGTACTATGCTTTTGATGGTGTAGATGCCAGTTATGACACTAAAGTAACTGTATTTCCTATTCCTGATGGCGTGGTCACGCTAAGATTTAGCTTGGTCGTGCCACAAGCACCATTGACTTCTGATGCTACTGTGATTCTGATGCCATCTGAGTTGGTGGTTCAGAGTGCTTATGCTCGTGCTTTGGTTGAACGTGGTGAGGATGGCGGTCTATCTTCTTCAGAGGCTTATCAGTTGTACAGGTCTATGCTCTCTGATTACATTTCTACGGAAGCTACTCGCTATCCAGAATTTGGCTCTTTTGAGGCAGTTTAATGGCTCAACCTATCCAAACATTCAGCATTAGCGCACCAGGGTTTTTCGGACTCAACACCCAAGACTCGCCATTGGATTTAGCGCAAGGCTTTGCTTTGGTTGCCACTAATTGTGTGATTGACCAGTATGGTCGTATTGGCTCACGTAAAGGTTGGACAAGGGTTAACTCTGCTTCTGGAGACTTGGGTGCTAACGATGTTGGTGTCATCCATGAGTTAGTTCAGCCTGATGGCACTTTAACAGTCCTCTTTGCTGGCAACAACAAACTCTTTAAACTTGGTACATCTAATGCGGTGACTGAGTTGACCTATGGGGGGGGTGGTTCTGCTCCTACCATTACTGCGAGTAACTGGCAGTGTGCTTCTTTGAATGGGATTACTTACTTCTTTCAAACAGGTCACGATCCTCTTATTTATGATCCTACTGTAAGTACAACTACCTATAGACGGGTTTCTGAGAAGACTGGCTATGTAGGGACTGTTCCTAGTGCAAACATTGCTATATCGGCTTATGGTCGCTTGTGGGTGGCTTCTACCAGTGCAGACAGAGTAACTGTTAGCTTCTCTGATCTGATTGCGGGTCATGTATGGTCTGGTGGTACTACTGGTACTTTAGACACAAGTAGAGTTTGGCCTAATGGTGCTGATGAAGTTCAAGCCTTGGCTGCTCACAATGGTTTCTTGTTTATCTTTGGTAAACGACAGATTCTTGTTTATCAGGGTGCAACTACTCCTTCTACGATGTCTATTTCTGACACAGTTGGAGGGATTGGTTGTTTAGCAAGGGACAGTGTTCAGACAACCAGTTCTGATGTGATCTTCTTGTCAAACTCAGGTGTTCGTTCCTTGATGAGAACGATTCAAGAGAAGTCTGCTCCTGAGAGGGACTTATCTAAGAATGTGCGTAATGACTTGATGGGTGATGTTGCTAATCAGACCTTATCCACAATCAAGTCTGTTTACTCAGAAAGAGAAGGTTTCTATCTTCTCACCATGCCATTCACAGAGTCTGTTTACTGTTTTGACATGAAGATCAATCTTCAAGATGGTTCTTCCCGTGTAACCACTTGGGACTCTATTACTCCGACTGCTTTAGCTGCTTTAAGAGATGGTTCTGTCTACATTGGAAAGAATGGTTATATAGGTCAGTACACGGGCTATAACGACTATACAAGCACCTATCGTTTGTTGTACTACACAAACCATGCAGACCTTGGAAACGTCAACCAGACATCTATTTTGAAGAAGATTTCTGTTGTGGTCATTGGTGGTACGAATCAGAATGTTGTCTTTAAGTGGGGCTTTGACTTTAAGACTAACTACTTGAGTGCTACTTCGCCTATTCCCGCACAGGGTGTTGCTCAGTATGGCATTGCTCAGTACAACATTGATGAGTATTCAGAGGGTGTTGCATTGAATACATTGAAGGTATCTGCCAGTGGTACTGGTAAGGTCGTTCAAACTGGTTATGAATGTGATATTAACGGGATTCAACTGTCTATCCAAAAGATTGAAATCCAAGCTAAAAATGGGAAACTATCATGAGTGCCGTTTTAAATTTTGTTCAAGCAACAAAGATTTGCAATACGTGCAAAGAGGCTAAACCTTTTGCTATGTTTACAAAAAATAAATCTGCTCCAGATGGTTTGCAATACAAATGCAGAGTATGTGATGTAATTTATCAAGCAAAACGAAGAAGTAATAATGCAGAAGAAATGTTGAAATATGGTCGTGAATATCAAAAAACTAGACGACAAGATTTTAACTATCGTTTACAAATGTTGATAAATGCTTCAAAACAAAGAGCTAAAAATAAAGACAGAGATCACTCTATTACAGTTGAAGATATAAAAGCCATCTATCCTTCTGATGGATGTTGCCCTATTTTCGGTATGAAACTAGAATTTAACAACGCAGGATTTCGAGAAAACAGTCCAAGTATTGATCGCATAGACTCAACAAAAGGCTACACACCAGATAACATTCAAATTATTTCTTGGAAAGCAAATCGCATAAAAGGTTATGCCTCTGTACAAGAGCTTGAAATGTTACTAGCTTACTTAACACAAGGAGAATAATCTTGTCAAACTATACAAAAAGCACGAACTTCGCAAGTAAAGATAATCTGTCTTCTGGCAATCCACTAAAGATTGTCAAGGGTACTGAGATTGATACTGAGTTCAATAATATTGCTACGGCTATTGCTACAAAAATAGATACTGATGCAGAACTTGCTGTTTGGGCAACTAAAACTGCTCCTAGTGGGGATACTGTTGGCACGACAGACACACAGACTCTGACAAACAAAACCATTGCTTATGGAAGCAATACATTGACAGATGTAGTGGGAATCAATGCTACTCAGACGCTGACTGCTAAGACTCTAACCACACCAGTTTTGACAAACCCAACAGTGACTAACTATGTTGAGAGTGTTGTTGCAATTGGTACTGTGACAAGTTCGCATACATTAGTTTTAACAAGTGGTACTGTTCAAACGGCAACATTAACTGCTTCTACTGCTTGCACCTTCACGATGCCTACTGCTACTGCGGGTAAGTCGTTTATCTTGTTGTTAAAACAAGCGGCATCTACAGGTAATGGCACTGCTACGTTTACTGGTGTTAAATATAGTTCAGTTGGCGCTCCAACAATAACTGCTACAGCAGGAAAAATGGACATTTTATCTTTTGTATCTGATGGTACAAATTGGTATGGCTCTTACTCACAAGGATACACACCATAATGTTTGCCGCTATCAATTCCTTTATAACTGGTGAGCGCATATTTGCTACTGGTCAACAAGCCTATACAACTCCTGGCACTTACTCGTGGACTTGCCCAGCTAATGTAACTTCAGTTTGCATTGTTGCAGTTGGTGGCGGTGGTGGTGGAAGTTATGATAAAGGCGCTGGTGGTGGTGGACTCGGATACAAAAATAACTACCCCGTTATTCCTGGAAACACATATACATTAGTTGTTGGAAGTGGAGGTAATGGCACAAATGGCACTTCAGCCTCAGCATCAAATGGTGGAGATTCTTATTTTGTAAGTACATCAGTAGTATGCGGATTTGGTGGCGATAAAACTAGCGCTGGTGGCGCATATACTGGAGATGGCGGTGGCTATGGTGGTGGTGCTGGTGGAGGCTACCCTGGTGGTGGCGGTGGCGCTGGTGGTTATGCTGGAGCTGGTGGCACAGGAAACAACTATGGTGAATCTGGAACTGCAGGTGCTGGCGGTGGTGGCGGAGGCGGTGGTGGCGGACAACTTACAAGATGGACTCCTACTACTGCCACTTACATACAACCTGCTGGTGGTGGTGGTGGCGTAGGTATTCTTGGTCAAGGTTCAAATGGTACTGGTGGTGTTGGTGGAGGTGGTACTGTAAATATGGAAGACAATACATTTTCATATACTGGCAAAGGTGGTGGCGCAGGCTCTAGTGGATCAAATGGATCAAATGCATCTAGCGCTCCAAATGGCGGTTCTGGTGGAGCTTATGGTGGAGGTGGTGGAGGTGGTGGTTACGACTATCTTGGAGAAGGTACAAACCAAAATTTCTACAGTGGTGGTGCTGGTGGTAATGGCGCAGTAAGAATTATCTGGGGTACTGGACGTTCATTCCCCTCAACGAATACAGGTGATCTGTAAGGAAAAATCATGGCGACTAAACAACAAATTATTGACTACTTAACAGCCAATCCTAACCTTAGTGATGCTCAATTAGTAGCATACATGGCACAAAACCAGATTAGCCCTGCTCAACTAGCAGAGGCTTCTGGTGCGCCTGTAGGACAGATTTCTGCCCAGATTGGTGCAACTGTACCGCCTGGTCAAACCATTCAACTTGGAGACACCATTGTTCAACCAGTTTATCAAGTAACTGGTTCAGGTGATAGCGAACAAGTTGGCGGCATTCAAAATGTCATCACTTACAAAGCTGATGAAAACAAAACTGGTGGTGCTTATACACAATACACACCAACTGGTGAAGTAGAGCGTACTGGTGAACAACAAAAGGTTAAAAGTGGTCTAAAAGAATTTGCTCTTGGTGCGGGATTACTTTTTGGTGGCGGTGCTTTATTAGATGCGTTTGGCAATGCTATTGGTGGTACAGGTGCTGGTAGTGCTTTTGAAGCCGCTAATGCTGGTGTTGGCGCATTTGGTGGTACTGATCCTATTACTGGGGGATTGCTTTCTGGTGCAGGTTCTACGCTTTCTAATGCCGCAGGTTCAATGGGTTCTACGTTAGGTAATGTTGCTGGTTCAGTTGGCACAACACTTGGTAATGTTGGTGGAAATATTGGCTCTACTTTAGGCAACATAGCTACAACAATCGGAGGCACAGGAACTGACTTAATAACAAAAGTTGGAACTGGCATTGGCACTAATCTGTTGACTAATGCGGGTACTAAGTTACTTGGTGATGCAGTTACTGGTGGCTTGGGTTTAGCAGGTGGTGTCCTACAAAGCCAAGAGTCAAGAGATGCCGCTACTGCTGCCGCACAGAATGTCAACACTGCCACACAAGCGGCTGTTGCTGGTTCTCAGTTCCGACCAGTGGGCATGACCACTCGCTTTGGTACATCTCAGTACACCTATGATCCTAAAACTGGTCAGATGACTTCTGCGGGTTATCAATTAACTCCAGAAGCCAAAGCACAGCAAGACCGCTTTGCAAGAATGGCTAACTATAGCCTTACGCAAGCAGAAAATGCTCAGAGTCAATTTGCACCACTTCAGACGGGTGCGGCTAACTTGTTTGGTTTGGGTAATCAATATATCTCTCAATCTCCGCAAGATGTTGCTCAGAACTACATCAATCAGCAGATGCAGTTATTGCAACCTTCTCGTGAGATGGAATTAGCTAATCTGCAAAACAGACTTCAACAACAAGGTCGTGCGGGTCTTTCTGTTGCTCAAGGTGGTACTT